TTATTTCCTTATGCAAATGTTATCTTTACTATTCCTGAACCACCTTGTCCTGATCCTCCAGCACAACACTTGGCCCAGTTTCCACAGAATGTACTCTGTCCTGGGTGTCCTCCGCCTGACGGCCATGGAATATGACATCCACATGAGCACCACGCATGGTTAACACCAGTGCCGCCCATGATTCCAATACCATATGCTTCACCACTGTAACCTGCTTGTCCGTGACATCTACAAGTTGTAGTTCCTGCTTTTCTTCCCATGGCTCCCATACCACCGAAGTCAGCACCAAAAATTCCACAAATATTACAGTTAGCACAAAGTGATGTTAGGTGTCTTTGACCCCAAGCATCTCCATTACACATCCAGCCTCCGCAGGCTCCTGTAACACAAAAGTTTGATAAATTATATCCGTTCACGTATGAACGACATCCCATTCCAGCACCACATGTGTGAGCTTTACCACAAGGCCAAGCGCCTCCGGCACACACACTATATTGACATCCTGGTTTGGTATCAATTGTTCTAGAAGCATAGTTTCCACCTGCTCCACCGATTGCGAATGAACAACAGTTACAACAAGTGTGTCCTGGTCCTCCGCCACCGCCTGACCAAATTTCAAAGGTTACTTTGTAAGTATTATCCGGAACACACCAATAACAACACTTGCCGTTTGCTTGTTCGCAACAGCCAGATTGTCTAGCACACATATGGCATCGCATACCACGAGCATTGTATATCCATTGTACTTTTCTACAAGCACCAGCCCCTGGGGCTAATTTACTTCTAGTAATAGTACCACTAGGAATACCCTCTGATGTAACTTTTTTATAACTTGCGTAACTAGCCATGTGGTTCCTTCTCCAAAAATATTATACAGAGTGAATACGCCAACCGTATGAATCACCTGAATATACAAGGTCAAACGCCGCGCCTTCTGAGCTAACAGTCATGTCCGCTGAATCACCTTGAATTAGTTTTCCGTTTCTACCTATTGTTAGTGCGTTACTATCAAATGTTTTTCTTAGATCAAAAAATCTAATAACATCACCTGTTGCTGGCGCACTAGGTAATGTAATTGTAAACGCTCCTCCGTTTGTATCTACGAACAACTGCTCTCCTGAGTGAGCTGAATAAGTCGTTGTAACTGTCTTAGCATTCAAAACACCAACCGGAAGCCATGCTGTTCCATTATATAGTTCCAACACATTAATTTCTGTGTTGAATCTTAATGAACCTGCGCCTGCGCCTGCTGTTCTTTGTGCCGTGTTCCCAAAAGGTATAGTTAAACCTGGTGAACCTAATGAAATTCTTCTTCCCATTTTCCTATCCTTATGATGCTGGTACTGCTGTTTCAATTCCCATTACAACTGCACTTACAGATGCTTGAGATGATCTAACAACAATAATTTTTGTAGCTTGTGCTACGATACCTGTTCTTTCAAGAACACCGTTTGGTCCAAGGGCTACATCATATTCGATGTATTCCGAAGCCGCAGGTGACGCCGCCGCCGCTACAGCGATTCTTATATTTGCTGTGCTTGATCCTCTATTACAGATAGATACAGTCACAACGCTATAAGTATCAGCCGGAACTGTGTAGACGCTGGTATCTGTGTTTGCTCCAAGATCGTTTGATCCTAATACTCCTGATGCCATTTTTTACTCCTCTTATAGTATTTAGCCATTATGTTTTACTTGTTAAAAAGTACGCCATCGCAACCGGTGATCCAAGTATTCCACCGTTAAAATTCATTCCAGTAGTTACTGTGATCGGTGAGTTGTCTGTTGTACTAATCGTGTTTCCAGTGATATTTATTTTACCAGCTGTAACTGCGTTAACATTCAAGGAGCTACTTCCACCACCAATCTGTGAATTGATGTATGTGATAATAGCCGCCTGTGTAGGAACAACATTATCTGAATTAGCACTAAACGTACCGTCTGTACTAAATTCGTTAATTGTTGCACCTCCCTCACCAAGTCCTACAGCACCTAGTGAAAGTTCTTGTAGTCCTGCTAGACTGAAAGCACTTGTGTTCAAACTCGCAGATCCTGTTGACTGCTCAACGTTGAACAATCTACCAACTCTAAAGTTACCGTCTTGGTCAGTGGATGTGTAGAATACTCTTCCTCCGCCATATTCGTTAACTTCGTCATTAGCATCGTTTGGTACTGCTGGTGTTCCTGGATAGTTTGTACTAGCAAAATTACCAGTACCAATATCTAGGAAGTCGTGTCCAGTAAGTCTAACTTGACTATATCTTTTTCTAACCTCTAAGTTAGCACCATGTATAGGAGCTTTTTCAATTCCTAGATCTGGTGATACTTGTAAGTTTGCGTTATAGTTACCTGGTCCGCCTGTAAGTTCTCTTACAAACACAATCTTGAAGTATCTGCTATCTCCAGCAATTTCTAGGTTAGCACCTTCTTCTGGTATTTCTGTCATTCCAATTACATTTAAGAAATTCTTTTCTTGGAATATATCAGCATAACCGTTACCAGTAACTGTAGCCCCAGCTGTTTCAAAATCAATACCTCTACTTGTCCAAGTTGGTTGTGTTAATACACCGTTACCTACTCTAACTTCGTATGGTACTTCAATAGTTTCGTTTGGATCTACTATTGATAATGTAGGAACACTAGTATAACCGCTTCCTGGATTTACAATAAAGAATTGTGTAACTCTACCGCCAGTAACTTTTGCTCTTACTTGAGCTCCTGATCCGCCGCCACCAACTACTGTAACTCTTGGTTCGATTGAATATGTAGTTGTAGCATCTAGTGTCGCTTGGATACCATTTGTTGGGTGCCATGTATTCCATCCCGCTGTACCGTCGGACTCTTTTGCTACGTTTGCTACTTTTGTTCCTGGATTGTAACTTGTTATTTGTGCGTATTGCCCAGCACCTGTACCAGCCGTAATTACAACTCTCATACCTACGTATTTAGAACTGTTAGCTGTTTCTGTGTTTGATAACGTAATAGTTGTTGTGCTACCGCCCTGTGCTGTGTTTTCACTAAACACATAACCTCTACCACCTACAGTATCTGGATCATTTAGTGAACCATCGTTGTTAGTGTCTTCTGCGTTATATGTTGACCCGTCGTCTGGATTTCTAAGTCTAACTTCAAACAATGCGTTGTCGGCATAGTTAGCATTAGCAATAACAGCACCATAACCTGCTCCTGAAATTGTGTAAGAAGCACTTGAATAAGCATTACCTGCGTTAGTGTATTCAAAGTGTATAATAGCACTTCCGTCTGTTAATGCTCTACCAACTTGTGCTTCAAGTTTTCTATTGTTTACACCACCTCTGACAGCAACTTCACTTCCGTCAACGCCTTCAGCTACAGCACCAAAGTCACCGTATGAACAGTTACCATTTGTACCTCTAATCTTACCACCGTTTTCTGAAAGATAACCAATGTGTCCGTAGTATGAGAACACTGAAACAAGTTCTGCTCTACCTAAGTTTGTTACCCACGCACCAATACCATCACTTAAAATCTGTGTAAAGTCGTTAGCAACAATAGAGTCATTACCTCCATTATGAAGGTCTCCATCAATTTTTAATCCTATACAACCTGTACCAAAGTTAGTAACACCTTGGACATATGGAGATCTTGTCTGAATCCACACTCTAGTATCATCTTTACCCCATCCTGGATCTAATGAACAATAAGCACCTGCTGTTGGACGCTTAGTACCAAATGAGTTTGCTGATCCTAGTGTTCCACTTAATCCGCCTAATGTCATATTTCTAATACCAGTGGCATCTCTTAAAAGATACATGTTCTCAAGTGTAGAACCATTTACACTATTTCCATAGTATAATCCTGCGTATAGAGTTCTATAATTGCCTGGATAAATTAAGTCATATATAAAAGCATCTACGTATTCTTTTACATCTTTCTTACATCTTGCTTCATCAAAACTGTATGAAGGATAGTTTACGTTAATATATTTTGTAACATCTTCTGCTATAAAGTCTTTATTGAGAAGTAACAATCTTGCTCCAGCAAATTTATCTTGATCGTCAACCCTTGTGTTGTTTCCTGAGAATAAAGGTGCTGTTGAATCGCCTGATGCTCCGTTTACTTCAAAGTCTATTTTGTCATATAGCTCTTGTGATAGTCCTGTTACGATTGTTGCGACAGCTGATGTACTAGCAGGCTTGCTAACATTTTGTGATACAGCATTACCTGTTTGTGCTGTTACTGCTGTGCCTTGTACAATCTCATCAAGTATTGATTTCATATGTAAAATACCAGCAAGTGAATATGTAGTATCACCTGAGTTTGTAACTTGTCCTGCTGGTTCAACTCTTACTGAACGTAATTCGTCACCAACAATAGCAACTCTTTCTGGCACTCTAATAGGTAGTACTTCTTTGTATGTACCTGTTTTCACATAGATAACTTTGTGTCTTTTTACTTCTGCTGGTAATGTATAACCTGCTCCTAGTGAGATAGCTGATGTAATTACAGCCATACTTGCTGTAAGTTCTGCTAGTGCTCCTGCTTCTGGTGCTTTAGTAGCATCTTTGATTTGTAAGTATCTATCACCCGAAGCAACACCGTCTAATGCTTGATAGTCTGCTGAAGGAGTAGCACTACTAATTACATCGCTACACAAACTGATTACATGATTCAATGCCGCAACGTTTTGTGATTCTGAACCAGTTGTAAACCAATCCGGACTTGCGTTATCTTTCATTGTCTGTGCTACACGTCTAGTGTCAACATTATGTCCTTTTTTAAGATCTAAAACTATACCATCTAAGGCATATCCTGCTAATCTTTGAAACTTGGCTTCATCAAAAGCAAAACCAATAAAGAACGGAGATGTTTGTGTAATAATTTGTCTCTTAGCCCATTTAGCAGTTTCGTAAGCTATAAATGTTCTGTTTTGTTCAAGCATGAAAGCCGCATTAGCATTTCTTGCTCCTTTTTCAATCTCTTCACAAGCATACCTAATTGTTTTAAATGGACGGTCTAATGTTACACCATTTGTAGGAGCTGGATTGTCTGCTCCAATTCCGCCTGCTACATAAAACACATCTGGTACTGATAAGAAGTCTTTCCATTCTGGAATACCGTTTGAAGCAACACTTAGAACTTGTCCTTCTGAACCGATAGGTAATCTTGACGGACCTGAACCACCGTAGTAAAGTATATCACCTTGTGTAGTAAGTGCACTTTCTTCAGCACCCGATGCCAAGTTATTCCAGAAGTCACCGTTTGAATCATTGTCTGGACGTTTTGCTGTATCCGATGTGTGTGCCGCAATACAGACGTAACTAATTAATCCGTAACGCACTGCGTCACCAGCATCATATACTGTTGCTGTTGTCCAAGTATTTTTCCATTCAATACCTTGGTTCAATCTAGACCAATACGTTGCGTTAGGTGGACGCTGTCCAGTGCTATTTGCTGTAGCAAGATAAGTGTAACCACCTAATCTTACAACATCACCAATTCTATACTCTTGGTTAGTAGAATCATCTCCCCAATCACCTCTTAAATTAAAACCTGAAGTAACAAGTTCCCATTTGGCACTTGAAGGAGGTAGTTCAGAATAAACATTGTCGTTTGCTACATATTGGTTACCACCGTATGTAACAAAATCACCTGGTTGATATCTTTCATAACCTGACCAAGTATTTTCAAATTCTAAACCTGGTACAAACTTTTCCCAATTAGCAATATCTGCTTGAAGTGTTCCAAGTTGAGAATCTGTGTTTGTTACAACAGATGTATGTTGTGTTGTACATAACCAAAGCGTTGCTCCATAAAGAACAACATCATTTACTTTATATCTATAGCTATTTTGCCATTCACCTAAGTATTCAATACCCTTGTTTAGATAATCCCACTTTGCTTGATCTGCTTCTAATCCCAGAGCAACGGTTGCAGATGAAGTGTGTCCAGTGTTGGCTACATAAAGCGTACCGCCATATTTTACAATGTCGTTTACTTTATATCTTGTGTTAATAGCCCAATTTTGCTTCCAATCTTGACCTTCGGAGAATAGGTCCCATTTTAAAATATCATTTTCAAGTCCAAGTGCATTAGTGGCCGCGGCAGTATGACCAGTGTTACAAATGTAAATGTTTCCACCATATTTTACCAAGTCGTTAGCTTTATATACTGTTCCTGCTGTCCAATTGTCTTTCCAGTCAATTGATGTAGCAAACTGATCCCATTTTGATTGATCAGCTTCCAGTGTTGATTGTGCTGTGTGTCCAGTATTACAAATGTAAATAATACCACCGTATCTTACGATGTCATTTATTTTGTAAAATGTAGCCGCACTCCAATCGCTTTTCCATTGAGTACCGTCACTGAAATTATTCCAGTTACCGATGTCACTGTAGAAATTAGATCCTGCTGTATGACCAGTCACACAAACATAGGTTCTACCACCATATCTAATTACGTCATCTTTTAGATAAGCTGTGGAAGCTGTCCAGTTATCTTTCCAAATGAACCTAATTCTACCTAGTTTAAATTCTGCCATTTTTTGCTCCGTTCTTGGTGTTAAACATATTTATCATTATCCATTAAAGTCGTCTCGCTCAGTTCTAGCTGAGAAGAACATATTTAGGGCCGCCAGTCCACCGCCGAGTGGCCCGTTTACAGTGAAAGTAGGATTCACAGCTGTCATAGCACTCGGATTATTTGATCCTGCTGTGTTGTTGATTTCTCTACTTGTTATAATAACCTGACCTGCTGTCAATGCGTTAGTGAACAAGTTAGATCCACCACCTGTAAATCTATTCTCAATGTATGTTTTCAACGCCTTTTGTGTAGGCACAACACTGTTGCTATTTGCTACAAATGTTGTTTCTGTCGAAAATTCTCTTACTACGGCTTGTGTTCCGCCAACACTTATTCCGCCAAGTCTAATTTCATCCAATCCTTGTAAATCAAAGAAGTCAGCACTTAAAGTCACACCACCTTGGGCTTGGGAAACTCTAAATAGTTCTCCAACTCTGTAGTTACCATCTTGGTCTGTACTTGTGTAGAACACTCTACCACCGTTTGCTTCTCTTATTTCATTTGCTTGTACTGTATCGTTAGCACTTGTTTGTCCAAATACATACAACGCTGGGTAATTTGTATTTTCAAAATTACCAGTACCAATGTCTAAGAAGTCATGTCCTGTCAATCTACACTGTGAATATCTTTCTCTAATTGTAGCTGATGTTCCGTGTGTTGGAGCAGTTGCCTTAGTAAGCACTGGTGATATTTGGAATGTAATTTGTTTGTTAGGTGCTGTGCCAGTTTCTTTTGTAACTTTAACTAATCTATATACTGTTGAGTTACTGTAGCCACCGCTACCTCCTGTGAATACAACGTTTGCTCCAGGTCCTGGAGTAACATCAATTCCATCTATGATCATTGTATTACCAATTTGTTTCTCTTCAGCATAACCGTTACCAGTAATCGCCACAACTGCTGTTTGATATCCAGATCCTCTGTTATAGAAAGTTGGTTGTGGAATTACACCGTTCTTGACACTAACAGTATAGTATGGTTCACCTGTTTCTTCTGGATCGTAAACTGTTACTGTTGGTGCAACAGTATATCCTGATCCTGGTTCGTAAATTTTGAATTTATCAATACTGTTTCCTGATATTTCTACTCTTGCTATTGCTTGAGCACCGCCGCTTATAATATTTCCTACGGTAGTTGAATTTCTAATACCAACCCATCTTGGTGTATCTCCAGCCAATCCTCCAACTACTGCATCTAAGTTGTTGATAGCTTGATTAATTAATGACCAACGATAAGCATTGTTAGACTTGTATGCTTGTCCGTTTCCATTTACAGCCACAAAAGCACCCTGTGTGTATCCAACTTTCCAATCATTAGCTGTTGAGTCTCCAAGTAATCCTGAATCGTACCATGTTGTTCCGTCAGCACTGTAAATTATTCTATCTGAATTTGCCATAGAAGCTACCCAACAGTTATTACCAAATACTAAATCACTGTATTCTTCTGGAGCAGTTGGAGTTACTGCTGAACCTGTTGACCATGTAGCTCCGTTATCTGTTGAAATAACTGTGTTTCCATCTTTTGCTAAAGCAATCCATTTACCTGCGCCATAAGCTAGTCCTACCCAATTTTTATTTCCTAATGCTCCTGAAGCAACTGTATCAAAACTTCCAGCAACTATTGTTGAGTCGTTTGATGTAGTCAATGAACCTTTGTAAATATTAGCATCTGTATCAATCAATGCCATAATTACATCATCGTTTGCTCCACCTATTTGAACCTTTTTCCACGAACCTGATGCTGGTAAAGTAGTTCTATCAAAAGTTTGTCCATCGTTTGAATAAACAAGCTGATCAGTTCCTGAGCCAACACCTACCATGATAGGTCCTGTTTTACTAAATCCTGTGTAAGAAATACCTGGAGCTCCACCGCCAGCTGTTGTTGGTCTCTGAGTCCAAATACTTCCATCTACTGATGTATAAAAATCATCTGTACCTGATACAGCATAGTACCAAAGTCCTAATCCGTCACTATATCCAATGTCAGGAGCTCCTGCTTGTACGCTGTTATTTGATACTGAGAATGTAGGTTGAGTAACTGTAACCCTAGGCTCAATTGTGTATGTTGTTAAAGCGTTTAACACAGTAGCTGAAACAGATCCTGGTATTAAATGATCCCAGCCAGGTGATCCATCTGAGTCTCTGTAAATTTGTGCTGTTTTTGAATTAGCATCATATTGCCAAATATAACCATATTGTCCTTGTCCTGGACCTTCGGTAATAAACACTCTCATTCCGTTTAGTTTACTTGCTGGTCTACTTTCTGAAGCGGCAAATATAATTGTAAATTCTCCGCCACCTTGTGATGAGTTAGTAGCAAATTGGAATCCTCTACCTCCTACGTTTGTACTATCATCAGGTATTTGTAATTCAATTTTGTTTACAGCACCTTTTCTAAATTCTTCAAATCTAGCATCTAATCCTGTTCCGTTAGTTTGAGTCAAACTTGCTGTAGCTGTTGAGTATGTTTCACCTGCGTTACTAAATGCGAACGCTGTTACATCTCCACTAGCATAAATTTCTGGAACTTGTGCTTCTAAAGTTCTGTTGTTTACTGTAGCAACTTGAGGAGTTTCTCCTTGATCAAATCCCTCAGCAACAGAACCAAATGTACCATACGAGTTGTTTCCGTTTGTTGCTCTCATTATTCCACCGTTTTCTGCCAAGTATCCTATGTGAGCGTAATAGGTAAACACTGACACAAGTTCTGAACGTCCTAAGTTAGTTGCCCAATAACCAATACCGTCTGACAGCACTTGCGTAAAGTCATTAGCAACAATAGATCTGTTTCCGCCGTCGTGTAATGCTCCGTCAATTTTCATACCAATACAATTATCGCCTATTGTAGTAACGCCTTGGATATAAGGTGATCTACCTGCTGATATTCTTTCGTGACTGACTGATTCAGGCAATGCTGAAACAAATGTGTGAGCATAGTTTCCATCTGGATTGATTCCTACATTTACTGTCATTGTAGTATCACTTCTAGCTGTGATTGCTAATTTTTGCTTGTATGCTGGATCTGTTGTCCTTGGATAAGGATGATTAGTTGCGTTTCCGTCCTTAGCACATGTAAATGTTAAGGCGTTTGGAGCAATTAAAATAATATCACCAATTTGTAAATTATGCTTCCATGTGATACCGTTGTTATCAGCACTTTGGAATCTATGAGCTGTTGTATTAGAGCTTACTCCAACGTTAACAGTGATCGTATCAGCTGTTTTAGCAATGATTCTTAAATCGGCTCCTGCCGCTGGATCACTTACTCTTGGATAAGGATGATTAGTTTGATACTCGTCCATAGCACATCTAAAAACAATACTGCCTGTAGCAATCTTGATTGTTTCTCCAACATCAAGCGTATGACTTCCAATAGTAGTAACCATAATACCTGTTAACGGATCATACGTAGCATCAGTCACTGTAAACTGCTTTTGAGGTATTGTCATCTGCATCACACCTGTGCCTGGATTATACGAAGCATCAGTTGGTGTATAATATGCTTTTGTCTTACTAGCAATCCATACGTCAGTATCCGAAGTGCCAGTACCTGGATCTAGCGATACAAACGCTCCGCCTGTTGGTCTGCTTGTGCCGTAATTATTAGGTCCTACAAGTGTACCTGTCAATCCTCTTAGTGTTAAACGTCTTATGCCTCCCATGTTTCTTACATAAAACATATTTCTCTGTTGATTATCTGTTGGTACTGTCAAAGGAGTTTGTACTCCTTTAGAATCTCTTGGACCTAAAACAGTATGTGTTCCTTGAATAGCAGGACTAATTGAAGTTGTTCTAAGTTCTGCTCCTACCAATGCTGTCTTAGCAGGAATACTTATTGGAAGTATTTCTCTGTAATCACCTGCTTGTACAAAAATTGTTGCTTGTTGTCCTACTCTGTTTAATTCATCTTCTAACAGGTAAGCACACGCATATCTCACAGTTCTAAAAGGTGCGTTTAGTGTGCCGCCTCTATCCGGATCATCTATTCCGTCTAACGAAACGTAGTATACATTATCAATTAAATCAATTGTATCCCAAGCCGGCATTCCTCCTGTTACTCTAAGTGCCGCACCGTCTGTGCCAATTGGCAATCTTAAAGTATCAATAGCTGTTGAATCTTGATCTTCAAATGTTTTTAAATCACCTTTTACAGCAAGTTTGTTTGTTCTGTTACCAAGGATCATTATCTTCCAGTAATCATTTTCTGGAAAGTTTACATCTAAGTCTGGTCTTGATGCTGACGCTGTTGATCTATGATATTTGAGAGCTACATAAGCAGTACCTTGCCATGTAACAATATCACCCATAAAATATTCTGTGTCATCTGTCCAACTATTTCTAAACTGTCTTCCGTCAATAACCTTTTCCCAATAAGTTGGCCACTGGTCTGGTTGTAAATTTGTGCTATCTTGAATAGCAATGTACAAACTACCTGACAATCTTACAAGATCACCAGTGTTATAATTTACATCGGCACTGTCTGCTGTTCCAACATTATTCCAATCGTCTCTAAATCTATATCCTTCAAACGTAAGATTCCAATCACTTGTATATTGACTAGGTTTGTATCCAACATTAAAAGTTAATGCTTTGTAAATGTAACCACCATAAAGAACAAGGTCGCCTGGTTGATAGTTTACTCCTTCTCCCCAAACATTTTCGTATTCAGATCCCGGAAGATATACAGACCATTTACTAGCAGTATAGTCTGTTAAGAAACCATTATCACCATCTGTAGAAACGTGTCCAACTAAACACTTCATAATGTTGCCGCCTCTGATTACAAGATCGTTTTTCTTATATCTTGTAGAAGAGGTCCAAGCAGTGCTTCTATTAAATGTTTCAGTATTGTCATCATATGTAGCAATAGTTTTTACTTCTACACCTTCAATTTGTATTTCCCATTTAGCTTGGTCTTCTTCTAAACCTAATGTTGTATTATCTGCTGAAGTATGTCCTGTGATACATTTGTAAACTATACCGCCATATCTTACAATATCGTTAGCTTTGTATCTTGTACCAATAGTCCAAGTACCTTTCCATGTGTCACTGTCTGCTATAATTGCCCAGTCACTTTGGTTAGCTTCCAATCCTAGTAATGCTGTAGCGGCAGATACATGCTGGTTGAGAGCTTTGTAAACTTTACCGTTGTATCTAACAAGGTCATTGATTCTATAAAGTGTATTAATTGTCCAGTTATATTTCCAATCGGCAGATGAAACAGCAACAAGAGTCCATTTTGTGATATCAGCAACTAGTCCGTCTGTACCTGAAGCAAAAGTGGCAGATGAAGTGTGTGCTTCTGTACATTGGTAAACTGACGCACCATATTTTACTATGTTTCCTAATGCGTAATCTGTGCTTGTTGCCCAGTTTCCTAACCAACTTACACCTTCTGATTGTTTCTTCCATTTTGGTCTAGCCGGAGTTACATCTGTACCAGCTAAATCATTATAAAAATCTCCTGACGTATGTGTTCTTAAAGCAACATACGTGTAACCTTTATGATGTATCATGTCGTCGACAATATAATCAGCGCCGCCCGACCAGTTACCTTTCCAATTAAATCTTATTCTTGATAGTTTAAATTCTGCCATTTTTTTAACCTTTTACGTATTTATTATACTCCTGTGGGGTAGGTAAAACCTTCGTTTATCCTAGCCACCAAGTTACCACTATCATCAATGTAATAGTTTATATTTCTATTATCCCATCTAAACTGTTCATAGTTTAAATTTGCGAAAACCTTTTCATGGTTTACATTTCTTCCTTCAAAGAAATCCTGTCCTTGATCAAAATCTTCAAAGTTTTGATCTTGATCACCTTCAACATTAAGTTGAATGCTATCATTACTTTTTAATTGATCAACCTTGGCTACAAAAAGTTCGCCATCGTCTGTTCTGCGTAGACCATAAAAATATCTAGCGTCAGTTTGATTGACCATGTCTGTTATGCTTTGTCCTAAAAAAGTATCAGCCATTATACTATCTCCACTATGCTGAGTATAACATCTAGCGATGCTGTTTGGTCAGCGGTTACATATAAAACATTGGTAGCATCTAAAACAATTTTTTCACCTTTACCTATCGGCTTCATTGCCGTGTTTGGTGCTATTGGCATGTTCTTAACTAAAAACCCTATGTTACTTGCTTCATCTCCTACTTCAATGCTACAATTTACCATAGAGTCGGTTAAGTTAGCAATATTCATTCCTATCACAGTTGTGCTTGTTGCGGCAGGTACTGTGTAGACTGCTACCCGTTCTGTTCCTATTTCTTTTCCTACAATGTTTCTAAAATTCGTTGCCATCTTATTTTCCTATAGTGTTAAAGCCAATTTAATCGCTATCTCCTCAGCATCATTAAACGTAACAGCACCTGTTGCACCCGCAACCGAAACCCAGTTTCCACCCACATCGTAGATTTCAACCCTATCTTCTACTGTGTTATAACGCATCATTCCAGTTTCTGGACTAGGATGTCTATTTGCGTTATTACCAACTGGTATAACAAATCCGCCCTGTCCGTCTACTTTAAAGTATCCTGTACCGACTTGTTTTAGGGTGGTAACTGCTCCGTCTACATTATTAGTTATCTGATTTCCATTAAAACTAAAGTTTTCTATGGACACAAATCCTCCGCCATTTGCTGTTAAAACAAGGTTTTGATTTGTTGTAATAGTCTGTAAAGTGTTTCCTGATACCGATATATCGTCTACTTCTAGCTTTTTAATGTCAAATCGTTGTTCTGTGACGTCTGCTACAAGGGATCCTCCAGCATAAAATCTTATGGTGTCGTCATCAGCACCTGGAGTAAGTTCTGGAGTAATATAAGTGTCTCTGTCATCATCATATACGCCACCTAGCTCTGTCCACTTGCCGTCATATGCTTCAAAGACATTTGTATCTGTATTATAACGTATCATACCGTTTGCTGGTGAACCAGGACGCTGTGCTGTAGTTCCTTTAGGAAGTATCAAAGCACCTGTGCTAGATATTTCAACAGATTCACTGCTAGGATCAAGTACAATGCTACCGCTATCATTTGAAATTATATTAGAATCAAATTTTAAATTATCAACAATTACTTTTCCTGCGGCATTTGGACTTAAATTAATGTTACCATTACTTGCTGTAGATTGTATTGTATCATTATCTATTGTAAGTTCATCTACAATTACTTTTCCAACGTTCAATACTGACCAATTTAAAAGTTCTGTACCTAGTTTGTAAGTATTGTCCAAAGCAGGAATAATATCACTATCAATTTTAGCATTAATTTGGATAGTATCAGTTGCTTCATCACCAAGTGTGATGTTACCCCCAACTGTAACATTTCCTGCCACATCTAAGTTTCCTGTGATATTGACGTCATCTAGTAAATTTATTGTTCCGGCTGAACTGTTTATGTTAATATCGCCACTCGTGCTAGAAATAGTATTTCCGCTTATTCTGATAGCTCCACTTTCTACTTTAGTACCATCAATAATTGTAGTGTTAGTTCCGTCAGTAAAAGTTATTCCTTGGTTATTATTGAAAAGGAATTCAGCATCAGTAAAAGTAACTTCGCCTGTTTCTTGATTTACTCTAAATAAATCACCTACTCTAAAATCACCTTTGTGATCTACTGTACTAAAATATATATTAGCACCATTATTAGCTGTCACTTCATTAGCTTGTTGAACTAAAGTTGTGTCATTAGAAACATCTTTACCAGTACCAATGTAAGCTAGATTTGTGCCAATAGCATATACTGTAACACCCGGGCCGTCACCATATATTCCATAATTTCCATATACCGAAGCACTTGCTATAGATCTAATTTCTCCGCCGAAATCTGTAAGATCTATCAATGTTAATGCTGTTGCTGTTGATCCATTGTTAAATCTAATATCTTGAATAAAAGTATCGTTGTCAACTATTGCTTGGCTACCATTATCGCCGTCAAATTCTAATTTTAAAACTGTGTATTGATCAACAACTCTCGCCGCTGTAGGTGCTGATCCTGGAGCTGAACTTACGCCAGTTCCTTTTCTAATTCTAATATCGTCAACCCGTCCAGCAAAGTCGCTTGTACTTCCATCATACTTAGATCCTATAATTAAAGGTTTGGTCGTTCCTAAGTCTGTAGTATTTGCGGCTGTGGCTTGTTGTAATCCGTCTATGAATAATTTAATTGTGCCACCTGATCTTGTTACGCTTACATGATAAAATGTTGTATTAGCTAAAGTAATTGCTGGAGCAAGTATTTCAGTTGTACCCATATAAACTTTTGGAACTTTGTCTACAAAGTAAACATGTAAACCGTTATCAGTATCACTTCCTGCTCTAAAATCAAATAGCGTTTCTGTTCCTAAGTCATCTGAAATATAAATCCAGCCTTCTACGTCAAAGTCTCCTGTGCCAAAACCAAAGTCGGAAGAAGTTGTTATGCTAAACCTATCCCCTGTGCCATCGAGCAATCCTGCTCCTGCTCCAAACTTTTTAGCACCAGTCGTTACAATTTGAGCATTGCCTACTGCTGTGACTGTCTTCTTAGCTCTGCTAGTTGGTTTTGTAAATGCTGTTGACTTGCCGTCAATTACAACTGTGTTTGTATCAACACTTTCTATAGTTGCTGATGTTACTAATGTACCATTGGCGTCATATTGAGCAATAGTATTTCCAGCACTAGGTGCTCCGCCTGTTAATCCACTATATTTAATTTTGGTTTTTCCGTCGCCTTTTAATCCAGCAGTTCCGTCTACAATTTCTATTCCTTTGTCTGCGAAATATGTAAAACAGTTTAACCATTCTACTCTTGAACCATTTGTAACTTTCAAGGCTGTTTGTCCTGGTGTTATGAAGGTAACAGCATGGAACAACATACTAGCTTCTCTTGAATCTGAATTAGCAATGCTTCCATCTAGTAACGCACCACGTCCAGCATCTCCAGCATCAAATCCTCTTGGATCTGTATTTGAAGTTGTTGTGCCTTTTGTAATTACTGTAACGTTTCTAATGTAAGGTGATCTTGAATATACTCTAAAGTTATTGGAAAATCTAAAACCATATCCAGTATTAGCACCACTGTTGTAATAAAAATCTTTTATAGTAACATCTTCTACTGCTGTATCACCTTGTAGGACAAACGCATCATTGCTTTGTGTTCCGCTAGTTGGCGAAATCTCAACAGCTCGTAAACTATGTCCTCTCACTGTTACTCCTACTGGCACATTCAAAGGAAATGCTTCTTGATATTGTCCTGGATAAATGTAAACTGTATCTCCTAATCCAGCTAACTGTAATCCCTTAGCAATAGTTTTGACAGGATCCTGTGGATGTGTTCCTGTCTTAGTATCGTCACCATTTGTTGCTACATAAATTAAATTACCCGGTGTAGAAATTAGATTGATATTTCCAAAATCTAAATCGTTTGTTGTAAGTGTGTTTGCCGTTACGTTAGCAAATCTACCCGTTGCCCATCTTTTTCCAACAATACCAATATCATAAGTGTTGTCGGCATCTGGCATAATATCACTAGCAATATCAGCATTTATGAAAATACTATCTGTATCAGCATCACCAAGTGTAATATTTCCATCAGCTGATATATTTCCTGTAGCGTGTAAGTTTCCGTTTACTTGTGTATTACCAACAATGTTTACATTACCAGTTCCATTTGCTCTGATAAACAAATCGTTATTAGTGTTTGTGTTTTCTATAAAATTATTATTAAGTTCTAAATCGCCGACTTGAACCCTGTTTCCAACAATAGTGTTATCAGCTGTGGCAATAGAAAATTCTTGTGCGGTTGTTGAAATAGTTCCTGTAGCACCGTCAAGTGTAACGTTACCTACCTGGAATGTATTGCTTGTGATTTCTAAATCTGTTACGCGAGCGACGCCTTGAACGTCTAAAGTATATTGAGGTGATGTAGTTTTTACACCGATTCGACGGTTTGTTACATCTAAATATAGAAGGTCGGTCTCAAAGGCCAAATC